AGCAAAACCATCTGGGCATCTTGCGAAACCTTTATTGTTGATTTGTAGTTTAAGCAGCCATTTCAATCTTTTGTCATGGGGAAAGAACATTTAATATATGGAATGTTCCCATTTGAGTGCTTTATCGCTAGTGTGTTGGTCAAATCTACTGGCATCAAGTGAAATTGCTACGGGGTCTGCAAATTCACACCAGTGCTGATACATCAACTGACCTCTTTGCTCAGCATTGAGGCCTTTAAATACTACTGTGTAACCGAATAACTGATTTATCATAGCATAAACAATTTTCTCAATCCGTTTGATGTACGGACCTAAGCTAACATGGTACCGGGGATCTCGTGGGTTGATCCCGCGCGGTACAGCGTCTCTCTTTCCTTTCTCTATTTTTACAAAATAGTTTAGTTGTGCATCCTTAGCCGTTAATGGTCTGACTAAAAGACTGTCATAAGCATCTTGGTACAAGGTCCTTCTGCGGCCGTCATAAGCCCGTATAAACTGGTTAAACGTTAATGGGGCGGCATATTGTACAGTTGTACTAAAATAACTCGTGACATGTCTCAATTGGTATGCAAAGTAATTTCTCTTTGGTAAAGGCGGGCTAACAAATGTGCCATTCTCTCCCTTTACATAGAAAAGTCGCTCTTTGATCGCTCTTTCGCATGTTACTATAGAATGTCGGTATACCCAGTACTCTTGTTGGGGTGAGAATCCATCAAGATGGTAAGTGTACTTGGGTTTTAATGGGATCCCGGTCTCAACTACAACTAAATCGTCATGATCAGGCGCTAGTGATCTAGCACATTCTCTGACTTGTAGTCTGACCAGGCCCCTTCAGGCCCGACTTGGCCTTCTCCTGCCAGTGCGTGAACCGAGTAAACGATCCATCACTGGTATCCACTGCCACCAATCTGCTTCATTCAATCGATCACGATCATTGAATAAAATAGATGACTCAATTTGATCTGCTAGCAGTTCATTTCGAGTTTTAATGAAACTTAACTTCATTGCAAATGGCATTATTCTTGCCATATCAGCATGTCGTATGTTTCTTCTGACAGCTTCGTCTTTCAAAAACTTATGTATAACAAGCACATTAGCTTCTGAAAACTCAGGATTATAGAACTGCAATCGCGCTTGTCTAGCAAGCACTCCTGCAATTCTAGGTATTGCCTCCAAATTCTGG